ATAATACGGAATACAACATCTATTTTTTCTATTTTTTTATAGTCTACTTCGCAGTCTGCTTGCTTGACTTTTTCACCCTCGGCTTTACGCCGTTGGTATTCTGCATCACCTATTCTTTTAGCCCGAGCACGTTTGGCTTCTGCAATAGTGCGAATGTTGATTTTATCAACACTAGGTAATATTAAATCATATTGGTGAAATTCTGGCTGTGTAAAGCTACAATATGATGTTTTGCTCCTATGTATTTCTAACAACATATCCTTGTTGTTTAGGTAATTTACTTTTGTAGCCATTGATTAAGAGTCCTCTAATGAGTTATTATAAACTACGCACTTTAAAAAGTCAACTAAATATTATACCAAACGGGAGTTTCATATGGGTTTATTTGACGGTGGTTCTAGCATAATTTCAAATATTGGCGCAACATCTAATTTAATAGGTTCCGCCGGTCGTGCATTCGGCACTGCTGGAAACTTGGCATCTGCGCTGTCTTCTGGATATGACGCCGGTGGTGTATTAGGCGCAATCCGAAGCATCAATTTACCAGCCGCTGGAGAAGCAGTTGGAGACATTGTTAGTGCAGTAGCTAGTTTTGGGGGTGATGCTAATGCTAATGATTGGCGTGTCAGATTAAGCCTCGCTAATTGGTCTAGTTTTAGAACAAGTCCAGTGCTAGCACCTCTTAAAGATGCCGGCGGGTTGATATTTCCTTACACTCCTACAATCAATATTTCAAGCGGCGCACAGTATCAACCAGTTAATACAATACACAGTAATTATACATTCCAAGCATTTCAAAATAGTGATCCTGGCGAAATTAATATTAGTGCGCCTATGTATGTTGAGGATCCTACTCAAGGATTATATTGGATTGCAATGGTACATTATCTTCGTAGTTTGACTAAAATGTTTGCAGGCAACGATCCTAAAGCAGGCAATCCACCTCCTGTTATTTTCTTAAACGGTTATGGAAATTATGTGTTTAAGAATGTTCCGGTTATAGTAAAAAGTATGAGCGTATCGTTAACTAACGAATGTGATTATATTGGTGTTGATGTAGTTGGATCAGCAGCCGGTTCAGTTGAAGGTGTTGCATCTAGTATTGGTGGACTTGCAGATACACTAGGCGGAGTCATTCCTGGACTTAGCGGTCTTACTGATACGGTAAGTAGTATTGCAGGAGGCGTAGGACAAGTTGCCGCGCTTGCTGGTACGTTTGGTCTCGGCGGTACAACTAGTGGTGGTGTTGCCCATGTTCCGACTAAGAGTACATTTACACTTAAACTACAACCAGTCTATAGTAGAAATAGTGCTAGAAACTTTAGCCTAGATAGATTTGTTACTGGTGGATATCTAAACAACGGATTTGGTTATATTTAAAATGAAAGCAACTTACACAAATACAAGCCCGTGGTATAACACAAAGACTAAACAAGATCATCTTGACATTCTAAAAATACGACCAGTGTCTGCTGAAGTAGACGACTTTTTATACACTATTGAACCTCAGTATACGTACAGACCAGATTTACTAGCGGCTGACTTATATGGGGAAGTTAATCTATGGTGGGTTTTTATACAACGTAATTTAGATGTCTTACAAGATCCTATTTTAGATTTTGTTCCAGGCGTACAAATTTATATTCCAAAAAGTAGTAGTTTAAAATTAGTATTAGGATTGTAATATGAGTTTTGATAATTTGTCAGGAGCAATTGACTCTGCAACTAATGCTGTTAGCAGTGTAGCATCTAGTGCCTCGAGCTTATTATCTTCAGGTCCAGCTTCAGCATTGTCATCAATATCAAGTGCAGTGTCTGGACTATTGGGCGGTCTAAGTTCTTTATTTAAAGGGTTACCTAGCGGAGTTAAGTTACCATTGCCAAATCCGTTGTTTGCATATGCCAGCTACACTTATGTTTTAAGTATCGGTTGTTTAACAGATGACGACCTAATGAAACCTGACACTACATATATGATTGGAAAGCGTATTCCATTAATATGTAAATCGGCAAATGCTGATCCTAGCAATAGAGTTAATACACCCTATGGAAAATTTGATTTTTATATTGACGATTTAACACTAGATAGTTTAATAGGATTTGAACAAGGTTCGGGTAATACTAACGTTACTGGATTAACTTTTACAATTATTGAACCGTATAGTATGGGCCTGTTTATAATCGCCTGTCAACAGCTTGCACAAGAATTAGGACATGATAATTGGCGTGAAGCTCCATTTCTGCTTACTATAGAGTTTAGAGGCAACACTGAAACAGGACAAATAAAAAATATCTCCGGCACTACTAGACACATACCATTTAATTTTAATGATATGAACATGGTAGTTAATGAAAAAGGTGCAGTATATAGCTGTACAGCGCAACCTTGCAACCAATATGCACTAGGAGATGCTGTAGCAAACTTACAGTCAGATCATTCAACAGTGGGATCAACTGTACAAGAAATTTTACAAACTGGCGAAAAAAGTTTGCAAGCAGTAATTAATCAAAGAGCACAATTACTAGTAGAAAAAGGAATTGTGCCAGTTGCTGACGAATATGTTATTATTTTTCCAACTGATCCTGCATCGTCAAGTAGTGCAATTTTTACTCCAGATAACAGTAGTAGCCAGGATGCCGGCGCAACAGAAGATCCTAGCTCGTCGTCAAGTGGCGGTGTTGAAGATGTATTAGGATTATCAAGAAGTTCTATTAATGGAACGTTAATTCAAAGTTCTGATGATGTGAATGCTCTTGGCGCCGCAACATTAATTGCTGAAGATAAAAGAAAAGGTGATCCACAAACTGGTAAGAATGATGCAGTGTACGATCCTAAAAGTAAAACATTTGTTCAGGGCAATTTAACAATTGATAGTACACAAACAGAAATGAAGTTTAGTCAAGATACAAATATCCCTAACGCTATAAATCAAGTATTGTTACAAAGTGACTTTGTTAAAGATGCATTAGACAGTTCCTTAATAACACCTGAAGGGTATAGAGGTTGGTGGAGAATTGATACACAGGTGTATAATAATCCATCTAGTGAAAACATGGCAGTTACTGGAACTAAACCTAAAATAATTGTATACCGAGTAATTCCATATAAAGTACATAGCAGTAGATTAGTTCCTCCAAATACTAAAGCTCCTGGTCTAGGCGAAGGCGGAGAATTAGAAGCGCAAGCAGTTAAACATTACAACTATATCTATACTGGTAAGAATGTTGATATTCTTCGATTTGAAATTAAAGTTAATAACGGATTTACTCAAATTATGGGATCTGATGGATTAACAAGAACACAAGATGCTGTAGAAGCAGATGCTGAAGGCGGAGACTCTACACCGCAAGCAACACCAATACAACCTATGCCGCCGGGAAATCCGCCATCAACTGAATTAGGAGTGTTACCTACAATTGTAAAATACATAGGAACAATGACTGGCTCAGATAGAAAAGGTGGCGGTGGTGAAGAAGGTATTGCTCAACGTGCGGCACGTTTATTCCAGGATGCACTTCAATCTAGTACTGATATGATTGACCTTGATATGGAAATTATAGGCGACCCTTATTTTATTGCGCAAAGCGGTCAGGGCAATTATACTAGCGAAGCAGCCACTACTAATTTAAACACAGACGGATCAGTGAATTATCAAGACGGGGAAGTTGACATTAAGGTTAACTTTAGAACTCCTATAGATTTAAATCAAACGACTGGGTTATACAATTTTGGTGGGTCAAGTAAAAGCGCACCAGTTATTCAGTTTACAGGACTGTACTGTGTTAACCAAGTAATTAGTACGTTCAAAGGTGGCGTCTTTAAACAGCAATTAAAAGGTTTTAGACGACCATACTTCGAAGGCCTAGAAGAAGCGACTCCGGATCAAATGTTCTCAACACGTAGAAGTCAACCAGACCCATCGGCTGACTCTGAGGACAACTAACATGGCAAATAAAAATTTAAATCATATTTCGTCAGGGGATAGTGACCCACGTCCAGGTCCGTTCTTAGCAAGAATAGTAAGCCATCTTGATCCTACCTACATGGGTGTATTACAAGTAGAAATTTTAAGACCTAGTGGCGGCACAGCCAGTGAAGGTGAGTTGCACCAAGTAAAATATATGAGTCCATTTTATGGAGTCACTAAAGCTGAGTTTGTTAATAAAGATCCTGACGACTATAATAACACACAAAAAAGTTACGGAATGTGGATGATTCCACCTGATGTAGGAACTACAGTTGTAATATTTTTTATTGACGGAGATCCTAAACGTGGTTATTGGATGGGAAGCGTATTAGATGAAAATATGGATTTTATGTTACCTGGTATCGCCGCTACTGAAAATAATGTAGAAGGCGGAACAACTAGCTTAACAGGTGACCCATTAAGAGCACCTGTTGCAGAATACAACAATAAAGTACACGATACTGATGCAGATGTAACTCAAATTAAAAAACCACAACATCCGTTAACTACTGCGTTACAAAACCAAGGTCTAATTGAAGATGATATTAGAGGTATAACTACCAGCAGTGCTAGAAGAGAAGTTCCTAGCATGGTATTTGGTATTAGCACACCTGGGCCATTAGACAAGCAAGATGGTGCACCTACTGGTAAAGTTGGTACTGATCAAAATGCAGTGCCTAACTATCCTGCTAGTAGATTAGGCGGAACTACATTTGTCATGGACGACGGTGACGATAAATTCTTACGTAAGACTAAACCTAAAGATGGTCCTCCTGATTATGCTGCCGCATCACAAGGTGAAACTGATGGTGATGTAACAATACCGCATAACGAACTATTTAGGATTCGTACTAGAACTGGACATCAGATTGTAATGCATAACAGTGAAGATCTAATATACATTACAAACAGCCGAGGAACAAGCTGGATTGAAATGACCAGTGATGGAAAAATTGACATCTTTGCTACAGACAGCATAAGCGTACATACTGGCAACGATTTAAATTTTTATGCTGATCGTGACATTAATTTTGAGGCAGGGCGTAATTTTAATTTAAAAGTTAAAGAACGACATCAAACAGAAGTTGGTGGTGATAAAATTACTATTGTAGATGGTAAAGTCGCTATTCAAGTAAGCGGTACACAAGATGAAACAATTAGCGGAGCTCATAAACAGTCGTTTGGAGCAACCTGGGATGCTACAGTAGGCGGACAAACTAATATAACAGTAAGCGGCGGATTTGACCTTAATACTAGCGGTACAAACAAATTAACATCAGGCGGCACGATGGAAATAGGAGCGTCTAGTACTAATATTTCCGGTGGCAATATTAATCTTAATGGGCCAGCCGCAGCCTCAGCAGGATCAGCATCAGCGGCAACAGCCCCAACAGCACTGAGCACTTTTGATAATCCAACAGAAACTGATGGCACTACTATTACTAGTATTATGCTACGAGTACCTACAACAGAACCTTACCCGCATCATGAAAATTTAGACGCTACAAAATTTAAACCTGATCAAACGGATCGAGAAAGCGGTAGTGCAATTGCAACACCTGATTTTTACAAAAAATATACAACATCAACAGATCCCTTTAACAAGGTAAAAGGAACAGACAATGGCCAATAATCTTTACGAAAATATTAATTTACAAGCTCGTACTACTATAACAGCAACTACTCCTCAAATGTATCGAGGATTTAGCACAGTTAACACGACTACACAAAATTTTACATTATACGACTTTGAATTAATTAAACAAGATTTACTAAATCACTTTTATGTTCGCCAGGGTGAACGATTGATGAATCCTACCTTTGGTACAATTATCTGGGACTTAATATTTGAACCTATGACAGAGCAAGTAAAAGATTTAATACTACAAAATGTCAATGAAATTGTCAATTATGATCCTAGGATTCAAGCTGAAAACGTTGTTGTAACTAGCTACGACAAGGGTATACAGATTGAATGTACACTGAAATACCTACCATATAACATCTCTCAAAATTTAAAATTACAGTTTGATCAAGCCTCTGGATTATCAATCGCATGATTAACTACGCATATAATTTTATTCAATAAATACACTTATTAGGATAAAACATGAGTTCAACAGATCGTCAAAATAACCTGCTCATAAGCCAAGACTGGACAAAGATTTATCAGTCCTTTAAAAATGCTGACTTTCAAAGTTACGACTTTGAAAACTTACGCAGATCTATGATCGAATATATCCGTACAAATTTTCCTGAAGATTTTAACGATTATATTGAATCTAGCGAATATCTTGCTCTTATTGACCTTATTGCATATGTTGGACAAAGTATTGCCTTCCGTGTTGATTTAAATGCACGTGAAAACTTTTTAGAACTAGCAGAACGCCGCGATAGCATCTTACGCCTAGCACGATTAATTAGCTATAATGCTAGTAGAAACGTAGCCGCTAGAGGATTGCTAAAATTTAGTACTATTAAAACTACTGAAAATGTTATTGACAGCAACGGCAGAAATTTATCTGGACAAGTAATTACTTGGAATGATCCAAGTAATGTTAACTGGTACGATCAGTTTATCAAAATAATCAATGCGGCCTTACCGCAAACTCAACAATTTGGTAACCCAGTCGATTCTGCAACAATCTATGGTATTAATTCTGCGCAGTATAGATTCAACGCTTCTAATACAGATATTCCATTGTACAGTTTTACCAAAACTGTTGCTGGTCGTTCAATGGCTTTTGAAATTACCAGTACAACGTTTAACGGACAAACCTTTATATACGAAGAACCGCCTAAAGTTGGTAATCATCTAGCATGTGTATACACAGATGACGGCTATGGTGCTGGCAGTAGCAATACTGGATTTTTCTTTAATTTCACACAAGGTACATTACAGCAAGGTGTATTTTCAATTACTCAACCTAGTACAAACGAAATTATAAACATTAATACACAAAATATTAATAATACAGATGTATGGTTATACAAGTTAGATTCAACCGGCTTAGAATCAGAATTATGGACTAAAGTTCCTAATTTAACTGGCAACAATATTATTTACAATAGCTTGTCTAATAAAATTAAAAACATTTACAGCGTAATAACTAGAGCAGGCGATGCAGTTAGTTTATCATTTAGCGATGGTACGTTTGGAAATTTACCGTTAGGCACTTTTAGAAGTTATTACAGAACCAGTAATAATCTATCATACACTATTAACCCATCTGATATATTAAATGTAACAATTAATATACCTTATATATCTGCAAGAAATCAAGCAGAGACTTTAACAATTTCTCTAGGACTTCCTAGTACTGTTAGCAATGCTACGCAAACAGAAACAAATGCTAGTATAAAAGCAAATGCTCCAGCAACATACTATACACAAAATCGTATGATTACTGGTGAAGACTATAATATTAGTCCGCTATCTGCTACACAAAAAATTGCAAAAATAAAATCAGTTAACAGATCTAGTAGTGGCATTAGCCGCTATTTTGATTTAGTAGATCCTACTGGAAAATACAGTAGTACTAACTTGTTTGCAGATGACGGTGTCATATATCAAAATCCGTACACATCATTAATTAATTTTTCATACACTACACAGTCGGACATTGAAAGTGTTATTGTTAATACAATTTATGATGTATTAAAT